ATAATTCAACAGTTACTAGTCTTTCTGCTTTACCTTTAACAGTTAAACCATCACCTGATATAGATACTCCTGTGATATCTTCTAATGAAGCTGTATTAGGTGTATATAAAGTATATCTAGAACTTCTTTCATTACTTGGTGTTTTAACATAGAGATAGAGAGGCTCTCCTTCATCTCTAGCGGGACTGAATGTATGTGAGAAGTTACCTAATGTATTAATAGGTCTTGTAGTAATTAAGGTATAAGTATTATCATATATCTCTAATGTACTATTAGCTAAAGCTGTCCCTGATAGAGATACTCCTGTAGCGTTAATAGTAGCTGTAGTTACTGCTGGAACTGGTTGAGTTACACCTGTTAACGCTACTCTAGCATCTATACTAAATACATTGTTTTCGTTTACAATAGTACTCCCTGATGAGTCTGTAGTACAATATACAAATACTTCACCTTTTATTCTATATACATCTGTATTATTATAACCTTGTAGTGGATCTGTTCTGATTGTACTAGTTAAAGCTAGAGTTACATCACCTGTGCCTGTTGCGTTATATTTGTAATTATAATCAAATAAAGAAATAGTAGTAGTGTCGTTAGAAGTTCTAATATAACCATCTGTATTTATGTTTTTTAAATACACTACATTAGCAGTTTTTCTACTAAATACACTAGTAGTGTCTGCTGTAGTTTCACTTAATACATCTGATACTTTATTTGTAAAGGTTGTATTTTTTGCTGCTGTTAAATATTGTCTATCTAAATCACTTCCTGGATTTACATCATTAGTGGTTAAGCCTAAGTCTCCAATATCTACTGCTGGTGTCATATTAGTGTACGAAGAACCATTCCAATAATAAACATCATTACCTGATGTATCAACGTATAACCTATTAGCTAGACCTGTTGCTGGAAAACCTGAAAAAGCACTAAAAGATAATTCTTTATTAATATAAGTATCTGGTACTTTACCTGAAGATAATGGAGCTATAGTTGTTCCAATTCGGGTTGTAAATTCTGTAGCTACTTTAGTATTAGTATAAGTATTAGAAGTAGTAACTGCGTTATTAGCTGCTGTCGTAGCGAACGCTCTGTCGCCATGTGGGTCCGATGCAGCTATATGGGTACTAATCTGTGTATTAGTATAAACTCTGTCACCATGAGGATCTGATGCGCTTGTATGAGCAGTTATTGCTGTATTAGTACTTGATGTTGCAAAAGATCTATCCCCATGAGGATCTGTAGCAGATATGTGAGTAGATAATAAACTTGATGCATGTGCTCTATCTCCATGAGGATCTGAAGCTGCAATGTGTGTACTGATTTTACTGTTAACGTTTGTATTTAAGTTAGTAGTAAATTCAGTAGAAGTTAATATATAGTTAGTTAGATTAGTTAAACTAATCTTCTCTGCTTTAGTTACACCTGTTCTTTGTACTGGTAATTCAGTTGTTGCATTTATAGCACCTGCTGTAGACAGGTCTTTAATTTGAATCCCTATTAAATCAGCCATTAATTATTCCTGTAAATATTCGTCTGTATTAGTTTCATCTGTAATAATGTATTTTGGATTTTCTTTAGTATTAACGTTTAAGAACTTAGTATTATTAGTAGTATCAGAAGTATATTGCTCACCATCCTCTAAATATTCTTCTAAGTATAAAGAACCTTTTTCTATAGCTACATTATCTAATTTAATAACAGATTTTAGATCATTTGTTGAATAGTATTGTTCATGGTAATAAGTAAAATTATCATCCAGTCTTTTAATATAGTTCCCATTATAGTAATTTACTACTTTGTTTATATCTACTACTGATTTCAATAATTCATAACCTTTCATAGTTACAATTACATCCTTACCAGTAATAATTTTACCATCTAGTAAACCATACTCATTATCGTTTAATTCTTTTAAAGGGTATAATTTAGAGTATACGAAACCCTCTATTTCAATTGGATCGAATAATATATCAACTAAGTTTAAAAAATAATTAATTGAATCTTCGTCTTCTATTGTTAATAGATCTTCTTTTTTAATTTCTGCAACAATCTCTCCAATACTGTTTTTTATAATAATATCTTCAAAATTTACATTGATAATAGTAGCTGAACTATTTATTACAAAAGGTGTTGTTAAATCTAATTTTAAAGATTTCTTACTTTGAGAACCTGTTATAGTATAGATATCTTCTGCTATGTTTGTCATTTTATATTCCTATTTAATTGTCTATTGTATTCTTCATTTAAGCTAAGGGGATTTACCAATCCCCACCTAGATTTTCACCAACTTTCACGTAGGATTACCAATACACTTTCACCTCCAGACACGTGACGAGCTTGTGATTGATCCTGATGAAATCTCTGACCCAGTATTGGTAATGGATAACTCCAAAAGTAGTGTTAGCTTTTGGAGTTAGCTTTTGGAGTTATATTGATGTGAATATTTGAAGGCTGCTATTTGAGAGTTCCTGATTAGCATTTATTCAGGATTTGCCGAAATAAAAAACCACGCATCAAGCGTGGTTTGGGTTGAGTTATTGACGTTACATAGCTGCTAATACAAATGAATAGTGAACACCCACATTGTATGTAGTGTGTGCATATAAAGCAGCATCCATGCTGTTCCCAATATCTTCACTCATGGAATAGTTGTTGGAAAATGCCCCCCAATTGTTGAATGGTGTACCACTTAAATTCGTTGTGACAATGAAAAATTTACGATTAGTGTTACTGCTGTTTATTAGATGAATAGCGGGGTTGCCATTGGGTAACGCCATTTCCTCAATAGTTAAATCTGAAATAAATTGCGGTAGCGTATCGACAAAATTTTGAACCGTTGCATCTTCGGCAGCTATATAAGTCATTAGGGTTTCATAGCTGCCGTCCAAATTCTGCTCAACAATTTTAATTGCCCCTGAAAAATACTGATTTAGACTATAAACAAACCCTATTGCAATATGGCTTGTTGCATTTGACGCATCAATAACAATACCAGTACCACCAGTACCACCACCATTATCCCCACTAGGTGCTAAGCAGAACGTAACTTCGCCATTTTCGCTAATATCTAAGGTCGGGTTTTCTACTCCAATGTTAGCAGAAACTCCTGCACCAGCCTTTGGGATTAAACGAATACGTTTAATCGAATCTGAAAGATTTTTAAAATTAAGTTTCATAATATACTCCGTTATGTTGCGAAGAAGCAGCGATAAGGAGGAAGACCGCGAGGCATATCCTCTTCACTAAAAGTATTCCCTTCATCTAGGATGTAGAAGAATGTATTGTTATAAGCAGTCGCATCGTAGTAGGTGATACCAAACGAGGTGTTATTAGCGATTGAGAACATATTGTTATGGGCATATAAACCATGTGGCTCTAACTGTATGGCTAACTGTTCCCCAATATTGTTATAAGGGTCAGGACCCTGCGCAACCATAGGGGTTGTGATAGATTCACCGTCTGGAGTCAATGCAATAGGAATGTATATAGTAGAGCCTGCTTGGATTGGGTAGGGCAGAAAAACTGATCTGTAATATCCCTCAGGACAACAGCTAGGATGGTTAGTGATGTGGGATGACTCGTTAATCAAGTAACTCTCAATCTGTTGAGGAGTTACATCTGTAAGAATCCTTACTCCATCAATCTCTAAATCCCATAATCCTCCAATATCTATACAGCCTGATGTATTAGTAGCACCATCACACGTAACTTCAGTTTCAGATTCTCTATTAGCTGATAGACAAGCCCCAACATGATTTCTATTGTTTCCATCTATTTGATTAATAGTAGGGTTATCCCACATATAAACTTTTATGTGTTCAGTATTAGTTATTATTTCAATTCTTTTAGGAACACTTGTTCCATTAGAAAGTTTAATACTATCAACAAACTCAAACCCATCTTCAACTAAAAATGGAACTTCTAAAGAATCTATTGGTTCTATGTTAAGCCCGATAACAACTTCTCTAAAAGTGTGAGGAACACCATCAACAATAAGCTGTAGTGATGCAGACAAATCCTCTGAATTTTCCAAACCATATTCATCAACTGCTAATATACAATGAACTGAATTTGTAGCACCCTCGCAACTGTCGAGGGGTACAGGAACTTCAATATTTTTATTCGTTTGTTTTAACATTAAGCATAGGTTATCTTTTTGTCTAGTATTAACTATTTCATTAATCTTTCTAGGGTAAATATCATACAACTTACAATTAGCTACATCATAAGTATCTGCATCTAAGGTACTACTAGCTACCATTCGTTTTAATTTTAATTCAGCCCCAATACTGCCTAACACATTACTTGTGTTGTTAGTATCAGTAATAGAGTATTTAGTATCTACTAAACCTAATACTTTAAATATTCCGTTATTTTGAATGTACTCAATTCTATCTAAAGGTAAAGTAGCTAAGTTTGTGGTATTATTATAAATGTAATTACCATAACTATAATCAGAAGAACTTACTCTATATGCTGATAATCTAATATTTTCAATAGTGTTTAATAAGTCATTACCTATAGTAGAATCTTCTCTTAGTGTATTATAAACAGATACATCTAAATTTTCATTAGATAATACGCTTGATTGAATGCTAATTTTTACATACATACTGTATATGTCTTGGTCATTCTTTATTGAATTACTACCTATCGTATTAATTGATAATATCTTTTTAGTTCCATTCAAACCTATAGAAGAGCTATTATTTAATTCAATCCAATAATTTTTATCTGTTGATACTTCAATTTTAATACCTTCTGTTATAGTACTAGAATCTACCGCTAACTTTAATATAGGATCTTCTGTACTAATAGGACCTAATATAATATAACCATTACTTAGTATATTACTATAGTATGTCTCTATTCCTTTTAATAGAACACTGTCACTTTCTCTTGAAGCTAATTGTATAATTATTTGATCAGTAACTACAGGAGTAATATTAAATATATATAAGTTATCTTTTACTCTATTATCATTTAAACTATAGTTTCTAGTATTAGTATCTAAGATGATTATATCTTTTAAATTATTTTCATGATCTACATATTTAATAGATAAGATATCAGGATATGCTTCTGTTAATAGACCTAATTGTAATACTATAGTATTAATTTGTTCTTGAGTTTGGTATCTAAGATTTAGATCAAAAGTAAAGTTTTTATTAGGGAATTTAACTTCTATTTCAGTTTTAGTTTTAATTAAATCATTTAAATAACTTTCTTTACCGTCAATAGTATATAACTTATAAGTACTAACACTAGTTAAACTAGATAGACTTGCATCTATTTCTTTTAACTCATTTGTTATATAATCTAATTCAAATTTACTATCTTTAATTTTTATACCTTTATTTTCTATAACTTTTAAATTAGTTAGAGGTATAATGTTTTTAGCTGATCCATTTAATACTCTTAAATCTGTTAACATATCACCTAATACTGATATTTTATTTTTTAAAGTAGTAACACCCTGAGTAACGTTAGTTAATAGGTTATATGTTTCAGTTGCTAATTTATTAGTTTGTTCTGTTTCAATATTGAAAGTACTAGCAATATCACTATAAAGTTCTTTTACTTTAACTAAAGAATTATTATACATATTTAGTTACTCCTGTTAACATCTTTAACAATGGCGCTGAATTTTTATTAAAAGTTATCATTTCAACTGTCGAATGTATTTGTAAAGTAGTTATATTTTTATTAGTGATTCTTATACCTTGATTATTTAATACTCTATAAGAACTATTATTAGTACTAGAATCGTTTAGAGGGACATAGGTTATGTATATTTCATTTTTATTATTTAATGATTCTAAATAATCTTTATTTAAGATTCTTTTTGAGGTAGTTTGTTTATTATTAATATACACACTAGATATTGTTTGAACTTTATTAAAATCTATTTCATCTAATCTTTTACATAAAATAGGAGAACCTAGTCCAAATGTAGTAGAGAAAGAATTAACTTTATTACCATTTGTATCTAAGCCTGTAATGTTTAAATCCAAGTTAATAAAAGTGTTATCAGGTACCGTAGCATTATAGATTATATTAAATAAACCACTACTAGAATATTGAAATTCTTCTAACACCGATGTTCCTTTTTCTTCATAGGTATAGTCGATTAACGAAACTTTTAATCCTTTATAGTAATCTTGGACTTCGGTAGGGAGGGCATTAATATCAACATTTAAATCAATAATAATTTGAGTAGATGAGACGTAATCATGTTTAAGAAATTGAGTACTGTTAGTATTAGAAGAGTAAGGGAGATTAAGAATAGTTCCATCTACTTTTCTAACTGATATTGATTTAATATCAAGGAGGTCAAGGAAAGGAGAATCTAAGGTTATGCCGCTATGATATGCTAAGTTGGTATTATAGTATACTAAAGAACGGCCAGTTACTGCTGTTTGTAAGCAGTTATAGGCATTAGATACATTTCTTAGTGTCAAGCCTTTTTGAATGTTATCATAAACTAATAAGTTATTAATAGAAGTATTAGTTAGATTATAATTCTTTAAATCTACTACTGTATCCATATCATAAAAAGAATTTAAGTATAAAAACATATTAGACACTTCTGATACGTAGTCTATTTTAGACTCTAATATATTTTTTATTTTATTATACTCTTCTAAATTTTCTTTAGAAGCTTTATTAGTTAGACTTGTAAGAGATTCTAATTGTTCAGAAATAGAATCTAATTGTGAATTAATTATTTGTAATTCAATTGCTGATATGTTTGGAGGGAAATTCTCTATTGTTGTTCTCTTAACAACATACATATCTTGAAAGTTGTTAATAAAATTATTAATAGCTTTACCCATAACTTAATCCTTGTGGTATCTCTTATACTTATCAGTAAAAGCTGCTTGATTTAATAAATAAGCATCAACTTGACTTACTAAGTCTGTTAGTAATGATTGGTTTGTTACGATTGGATCCATAGTTCCACTTATTGAAGATGTAGGAATTAGATTTAAATCATTTTCTTGAAAGATATCGAAACCAGAATCACTAGATATATAATTCTCTTTGTTTTTCATAATACTAACTATATCAGAGGATACTCTAGTAGTAGTTATTCTTGTATCATCATTACTATTGTATTTCTCATCTTTAAAATCATTTACTAATACAGTATACCCTTCTGAGTTACATGTTCTTAAGACAGTATTAGTAAAGATGTTCTCAACAGCCGAGTAAGTAACATTTTGTTTACGTTTTGTCAATATTGGAATAAGATTTCCTGAATTTAATTCAATAGTAGATACATAGAAGTTTTTAGTTTTGTCTGCTAAATTACTTGATGTATTTAAGTAAATAAAGAATTCTTCAGAATAGTTAGTAGGTAATAGTAAATTAGACCTATAACTTTTATACTGTACTATTACTTCTTTATCGTAATATGTTTCTATTATATTAGGATCTACGATATAAATTGGATCTTTTAAGTTATCTGTATCATATTCTTTTATATTGTAGTACTCTGTTTTATTAACTACATTAAAACTATGATTATAAACATGTGTGTAAGCTTGATCTAAGTTAGGAAATACGCACTCATAAAACTCTATCCAATTCTTATATATTTTAGGTTCAAATAGATAATCACTGCCTACTTTAATTGAATAATTATCAGTGTCGATTAAATTGTTTATTGTTATCTTTAATCTATCTTTTAATTTTCTAATAGCTACATTAGATATTCTATTAATAGCACTATCTCCGATAGTTATAATATCTTCTACTTTAATACCATTAACTTTTGATATGGTCTTTAGATCTGTATTTAAGTAAATGGTAACTGCCCCATCTTTATTTTCAATCAGTATCTGATCAGTTATTGTACTACTAATTAATTCAACAATTTCTGTTGATATATCTAAGGGGATATTTCTTATTACTTGATAAAGAGGTATTCCATTAAAGTATTTATTAGTAATCTTTAAGTTAGTAGTGTTACTATATATTATCAAAGAGTTTAAGTTTCTTGTTATGTTATAGATTTCAGTTTTATAATTATCTTTATTTACTTCTAAGTTATTAGTGTATGAAGATTCTAAATATAAATCAGATCTAAGTGCTTCTGTTGCTTTTAATTTACATTTAGCAATACGTCTATACAGTGGTATACTGTATTCTTTAATTATCATAGTTATTTCTCAATTTATATGTCTTCAATTCTAGTTGTTATACTTATCTCTGGATAGTAGTATAAGATTAAAGTAAAATTTTCAGCTTCTTCATTAAAACCATCTGATCTTATTTTAAAAGTTAATTCACTAGTAAAATTCTCATCTAAAACAAATAAACCATATTCTTCAGAAGGAATATAATCACTTTCTCTTACGTCTCCAACTATTCTATACGGTATCTTTAAACCTTCTTTTACATCAGGCCCTAAAGCATTAAGAGTAATAGTAAAAGACTCACCTTCACTAACTTCCGTATGAGAAGAAGTTAGTGCAAAAGTTATATTTAATTTTTTAGTATCATGTTGTTTCATATAATTCCTTATATTATTTATTTGTATTTGAGGTAACTTCACTCACCAACTTACAGTTGATGAAATGCCCATACACCAAGCGGAGGCAGATGATTACAACACTGTTGGTGGTACATATGCTAATGGGGATATGCACTACGGAGAACCTGGTTTTGGTACGTTTCAAGGGGTTTGGAAGTCTAAACCTATTGGTGGAGATCAACCTCACAATAACATTCAACCAAGTATTATAACTCATGTATGGGAAAGAATAGGGTAGTAGTTAGCCAATACGCTCCCATACGTGTGTGATTATAGAAGGCTGTATATTGTTGTGAGGTACATCTCCACCTGAAACGTCAGTATTATGAATATAGTAGACCACACTATTATTATCCCAATCTGTGCTATGTGAACCTAGGCCATTCTGTGGATTAGGGTCTCTTGGAACGTCACCTGTTGTTGTAGAATTTTCTGGATAGTAGTAATCTTTAAATGGGTGATTATGACTCGCCAACTCCTCAACTGTAAGTTGGTGAGTGAAGTCACCTACTTTATTTCCAGCAGCTTCTAAATCTAAACCTGAAGGTTTATTTAAACTAGGGTCAGTTTTCTCTGAGAAAGTAGAGCCTTCTGCACTGATTATTACTCGACCTGGACCATATCGTCTCCAGACACTATCAGGCCAATTCAATACAAGTTTAGGATTTCTTCCATCAGTTGTATTCATATATATAGATCCAATAGGATACGTACTATCTAAAATAGCTGCTGACATCTCTTGAATTTTACTTGATAACATACTCAAAGTAACTACATCGCTACCTCTATTGGTTAAATCATCATTTTCTAAATCTGCAAATTCTTTAGGAATTCTAAATTTCTCTATACCATCAATCCTAAATACAATATCACTTCCATTTTGAGAATCAATATTACGTTCAGCAAACATACCAGTATCACCATCTGGAGCACCTGAAGTACTTGAGAAAGCATAGCCGCCTGTTTCATCACCATTGCCACTTGGACTTCCTTTCCCTGCTATGTATTTAGCAGCAGATACTTTACCATTAGTACCTAATTTAACTTCGTTACTAGATAATAATAACCCATCTGTATTTCTAGTATCTTCTATATCAGAATCACCTATAATGAAGTTACTATCGTTAGTAATCTTTACATTATTACCAAATTCAACTGTTCCATCAAATCTAGAGTTAGCTACTGGGTTAGTTTGTAACATATTGTTAAAACGTAATTCTGTTTTAACTTCTAAATTATTGACAATTAATTCTTCGTAATCAGCTGATTCAGTTACTTCTAATCTTTTTACAGTAATGTCATCAGCATCTATTTCTTTAAATTTAGTATAGTCTTTAAACTCAACTGGTTTGTTAAAAATTAAGTCATTAGTAAATTCAGTTAAACCATTAACAGTTAATTTATGATTAGCAGGTATTATTACGTTTCCAGTAAAACCAGCACTAGTAGTTATATCGCCTTTAGCAATAAATTCTTTAGCAGTTACTTTACCATAATTTAATGTAGTGTCAGATACAGAGTAAGAATTAACTACAACTAATCCTGAATTAGATTGAACGATAGTTGATAAATTACCTAGTTCATCTCTTTGTGATAATATTTTATTTGTAGAATTTAAAATAATACCTTTAGCTAGTTCTTCATCAAAATTAATTACTACGTTTTCAACTACAGTGTTATTACAATAAATATCTGATTTCGGTACTGTTTGTAAATTCGTAACACCTTGAGAGAAAGGATAACCTGACTTAATGAAATAAGTATCACGTTTAGTTTCTACATATAAGTCAGTAGGCTCTACTACATCTGCTATGTAACTGCCTTGAGGTGTTGAAGTATAAATATATTGTCTATTGTCTAATGATAAACCTGTTAGTCTTCCGTTGTTTTTAAAATTAACGGAATTACTAGATTTAATATTTAGTTGATCATCATAATTAATATAATCGTAAGTACTTGATTCATGATCATCTGTATTGAATACAATCTTTTGATCTGCTGATAAATGAATCTCTTCAGCGTCGATATGTTGTGCTTCTAAGTCACTAGTAAATACTTTAACATCGAAATGTACGTCAGATGCTCCAGTTGATGTGCCTACGTCATCTGTTTTAAAATGAAGTCCATCATTTTCTTTTACGATATCAATTAGACTTGGAGAACCAAAAGAAATTTTAGCGCCATTGTCGATGGTTAATGTATCTTTAATTAGAGAGAAGGAAAATTCAGAATCATAACTAAGGAGTTTAGCTTTATCGTCATCTGAAGCTACACCGCCAACTATTCTCTTACGAGTTAATTGTAATACACCTAATTGACTATCATCTTCTGACTTTAATGTTAATTTTAAAGCTCTGTTAGTATTTGAACTAATATAATTAGTATCTACAAATGAATGATCATTTACACTGATTGCTCTTTTATTTTGAGGAGTTAGAAACTTAACACCATCTTTAGAAATACTATCAATCCATAAACAATTATCTGATTGATTAAAATACATCTTATGTCCTGATGCATATTCACCAAATACTAACTTAACGCTATTTGCATTTAAGTTATTTTTTCTACTGCCTGAATCCGTAGATGCTAATAATAAATCACCTAATATAGCATTGTTATAAATATTAGGGTCATTAACGAAACCTTCTCTATTTATGTATTGTGGGTGATCGTAATTAAGCTTGTCTGATACTTTATAGTTAATTAACGCATTACCGTTTCCATCATATGTATTTTCATATAAGCCTAGTAATGCTCCATGATTAATGTTATTCCCACCATTTGTTCCATGATCATGAGAATAGAATAAACGATAAATACTTTCTAATAAAGCTCCTATTGAAGAGTTAGCTACATATAGTTTAACTTCAGTTGTTGCTATTGTTTCTGTAGTATTAAATCTAAAATAAGAAGTAGTAATAGAAGGAGTAGTTATTTCTATTCTTTGTCCATTCGTATCATATACTGCTACATACTTATTTAAATCAGTTGGGTTATTATTTATTACGTTTTTTATAAACGTAGAACACATGTTTTTAAAATTGTAGCCAGATACTGTTATTTGAGTTCCTGATGTGCTGTAAGTAAATGTATTGATAATAGAGTTATCAAATTGTTTATGTTGTAAGATATTATATCTTAACTCAAAAGGCCAATTACTATCGTCATCTATGCTAGTAGTATTATAACCTTTGTAAGTAATAGTTAATGCTTCATTAGTTTCAGGAGCTTTACCAAATACTACTTTTTTATCTACGAATGTAAAATCTGTAGGGTTATCTAAAATACCATTAGTCTTATAAGTATAAGTAGTAGCTGGTACTGTTTGATTAATAACAGAAACAGTGTTTAAATCAGCAATTACTAAAGATGGAAATAAATCTAAAGACGCTTCTTGGGAGTTTCTTGGAAAATATAAGTTTTGTGTGAAGTTACTTATTAATCCTTTATTAGGCACATATTCTTTAATATATTTATTATCTAAATTACCTATACTTGAATTTACAGATGCGTTTACTTGGTCATCCTGATAGAGTAAGTCTTCTATTTCTGTAAATGCTTCATCAACTTCTGTAGCTAAATTTTCTACTTGATTGACTATATTTGTTCCTTGTGGAGTATGTTCAAAATATCTACTCATTTTAAAACCTTTAAATTAAACTCATTTTAAATTGTAATCTTAAGCCCTTAGTCATGCCTACTCTAACTAGTCTAGCATTTTCTTGGACATCTGTTTATGTATATGTACATAGGTTCATATAGAGTATTACTAGTTTCTGATTCTTTATAGTTATAAACAAATAATGATTGTTTAAAAATACCAGTTAATCTAGCTACACTTGTTTTACTTTCTTCAAATATAGATTGATATAAACGTAGATCATTTGTAGTTAAAATACGACCAGTAATACCTTTAGAGGATATAGCTGCTGTTTCAATTAAATTAATAGGATATATTTGACTTGTTAAGTAATAGACTGAAGGATCTGAGATTACTTTTGTTTGTTTCTTTTTAGTTTCAATATTATCAATAATAACTTCGACTTCAAAAGTTCTCTCAGTATATACTTCATCTTCAGGATCTGGGTATCTATAAAGATAATCATTTATCTTCTCTAGTACGACAGTAGACCCATTAATTTGATAGACTAATATAGGTGCTCCATTTCTATCACCTACAGTAACAACTGTTAAATAGATGTAACCAGATTCTTTAGAGGAGAAGAAATTAATTAAATCAAAGATTGGTCTTGTTTTATATCTATTTTTTGCAGGATTCGCTTTATCTATTAACTCTGTTGTTAAGGAATTCGTTAGTCTTATTTTCATAATTAATCTCTATTAATTTATTTATTGTGGGCCGGGCCCATGCTCTTGTAAGGAGAGTAATGAGAGTAATGAGGGTCTTTCAAAGTTATAAGTATTTTTTTCTATCTCTTTTACAATATAAATTGAACTATATCTGGAAGGATAGACGACAATATTATTACTACTTAAATGGTCACCTATAATACTAGAATCATAGTTAGAACTGCCTAATCGTATGTCTTCTATATTAGAGACATAATCATCCACTAATATTTCTTCACCCCAATTGAGTTCTATTACTACGTTTGTATTCTTTGGAATAAACAGTTTGTAGTTACTTGCTAGTCTTATTCCATCCACCTTCACATTATCTAAACCACTAAAAATATAAATATTGTCTATTGAAGATAAAACATAAAGCCCATCTAATAACTTTAGGCTTATATTACCTTTATCTGCATTATTTAAGAATTTATAATAAGTCGAGTTTGTCTCTGTTAAAGACAGATAACCTTTTTTATCTACTATAATTGGATCAATATTGAAGATACCAATAACTGATGCAATGTTCTCAGAGCCTTCAGAAAACCTGAGATAAACATTGCCCTCTATATAATCAACTATAACCCCATTAGAGGAGGTGTCTATAATTTGAAGAACTCCGTTGTTACTTATAGTATAAAAAATAGAAGAGGTCTTTGATATACCTCCGAAATTAAAACTAAAGCAACGATAAGAATTAGACATAAAAGAGTCTTGGGTTAGAGTCTCTACAGAAGGTTGTATATAGCTACCGTAAGTAGTATCGTCCCTTAAGTAAATATAAGAATCTCCGTTGAAAAGAAGTAATTCTGTATCCACTATGTGTCTATTAGGAAGTGGCCTTTGCTTTAAAAATTTATATTCACTACCTATTTTTGATAAGAAGTAATACTTACTGTCACTAGGCACAGACTCACTGTTAATAGACTCTTCTACGTTAACTGAGCCACACACATCTGAACAAATAAATACCCTGTCATCAGTAGTATTTATTCCTTCTTTAAGTAAGAGACTGTCCTCTATGACTATCCCTGAGCTCTGACTAATTGTTTCTTTAATGTGTTCATTCTCAATATTATTGAATATCTCAGATTCTGGTTGTTTAACTCTTAAATTATATTGTTTATGTAACATTAAATAATCTCCTTATTTTTAATAATATTGGATATGTTAATATTACTAAATAATTTAGAATCCAAAGTAATGTTAGTTTGAAAATTCAAAGAAATAAATTGAACCATTAATTTAGTTGAACTTGTAGGTTCAAAATAAATGAAATTATTTTCATCTACCACTTTGTTTATTTCTTGATTAGAGTTAGTATCATACAATATAGTACTAGATATTAATGTATCTATTGAAGATATTCCATTAAAGAGAGAATTAGGATCTGCAATTTCTTTAGAAATCCTAATAGGGGACTTATTAGCATCTACTGATAAAGTAACAGTATTGTTAAAATCTTGTAGAAGATAAGCAGGAAGGTATTGAAGATTTTCATAACCTGTAAATAAAGTAACATTACATTCATTAGATAATAATGTTAATACATCAGATATATAATAATCTGTTATATTATATTCATCACTATTAATTCTGAGCCAACCATTTTTTAATGATACTCTGAAATTTGCTTGTATATTAAAACAAGGAATTTGTCTATCTTTATTAAGAGATAGACATTCTTTTTCAGTATAAGTATAAGGCTTATATCTTGCTGTAGGTATATCAAGTTCTATAGTTTTATCCTTATAGAAGCCTTCTTTAGTTAAGAACATATTAAACTGTCTCCGTTAAATCAACTATTTCTTGATAATCTTTACTGTCATTTGAATAATAGATATTATACATATAATCAGACAGTAGAACTACAGATTGAGTAGATGAATCGTATTCGTATGCTTGTGGTGTTGTTAATTGAATTTGATATTTAACTGGACTTACTTTTTCATTAATCATAGTCAGATTCTCTCGTAATTGTCAAGTTTTGAAGGTCTTCTATGTCACATGAAATAGTATATTCTATTTGATTTGGATCAACTAAGAGCCTTTTAGGTAGTAGATTAGCACTATCTGAATTAGAACTATCTGATATAGTAAAAGTAGCTGATACTAATTCATCTATTAATACACCATTAGAAAGATTAAAAGAAGTTCCTAATTTAATATCAAATACAGAAGCTCCTATTAGTTCTTTTATTCTTATTTTATCAAGATACAAATATATGTTCCCTTTAGCTTTATTTATATATAAACAATAAGAATCTTTAGGTAAATTTGTAGAATAGTTTCTAATAAAATATTCACCAATCATTATTACAAAATCTAATTGGTTAGAGTACTCGTAGTTAATGTTTATACATATTTCGGAATTAAATTTAGAGTCTTGTGAAGAAAAAATAGAATTTGAATTACTGTTAGTTTTTACTACTAGTATACTGTTACCTTGTTTAATTAAATAATCATTAGTTATATACTCTAAAGGTTTAGTTGTAATAGGGTTAATTTTATAATTTTCTATCATTGCTGAAAAACTAATTCCTGTCTGTTCGTCTACAATTGAGAAAACATAAGGTTCTGAATTTTCTACAAATACTGATATGGCTATTATATCTGTTTGAAGTAACTCAGTGTACAGATATGTCTTGTCTAAAGTAAGACTATTAATTTCACTGTTATAGAAGTACACAGAATCTTTATTTTTAATTTGTAAGTAAAAGGCCTTAATACCTCTTTCCCCTACTAACCTACCTATATCAATAATAACATCACACCAATCTCCTACTACAGTATTAATATCTGATAACTCGATGTAAGGATTGTTATTACATGTTTTATCTCCTATGATGGAACTGTAATCAACATTTAGTTTACTATAATTTAATGTAGTGTTACTTCCAGTTGTACTTAAATATATAACATCTAATTCATCATTAACATAAAGTGATCTAAGTTTAGTAGAATCAATATTATACTTATATTGTTCATTGCCTTTTTCTATTAAATTGTTATTGAAACTAATTACATTGTTAGTTAATTCATGATTAGTTTTTATTACAATTTCAGGTTTAAATGTTTTTAAATTAACATCGGTTAACGGTGGAGATATATAAGGATTTTCATTAATATAGTGTGAGTATCTTAAATCAACATAATTAGTTATTTCTATAGTTTCATTGCAATCAATGTCTACTATTCTTTGAAATTCATTTTGTAATTTAGAATACATGTCTTTACGAATAATTGTTGTTTCATTAATTAAGATGTTTTCTAAATTGTATCCAATTATATTAGCTGAAGTATATTCTAGATTACTTGAGTCTAGTAGTCGTACATAAACATCTTCTAAATTAACTAGTTTGTTTATAGTAGCTTCGCTATTTCTTTTGAAGTCATAAATACAAGAAAATAAATTAAAATTAGTCTCTGTTGCATAAACTTCTACTTTCTTTGGTGCTGCTTTTATATCACTAGTTTCTTTTAGTTCCTCTACTATTCCATTAGATAATATTCTTGTAATAGTTTTAGGATAATTCTTTAAAAATACTCTTTTAAATACAGCTGGCTCGTATTTTAAATTAAAAGACTGTAATAAGTACTCATTAGCTTTGCTATAAATAGAACTATATAAATCATGAAGAGGCTCTAATAATTTTAAAGTAGTGGAGTTAATGTTAGTATTAACTGTTCCCCATAAAGGGAATCCAACTTTTACTCTTTTTGCTAATAGATTACTATCTATCAATCGAGTGCCTAGTGTGAAGTAATTAAATATTCTTTTAGTCTTTCTAATATATTTAACTTTTACAGGTAGCCTTAAACTTCCTATATACATTGTATTTTCAAAGATAATTTCTAGTATGTTAGAATTTGAATCTTCGTATGATTGATCGTTTATGCGTAATTGAAAATTATGTTCGTTATTATCTGTAGTCATATAAATACAATCTAACTCATACTTAGCTCCAGTTTTAGTGTTTAAAAAAGAAGCTCTTGTTGATTGTAGTACAGGAGTATATATTATATTCCCCTCTATATTTCTAAATTCAACTCGGACATTATACTCTATTATATTGCTGCTTTCTGTAGGAATATATAAAGTACTGTTTTCTATTGGGGAGTTATAAGTAGTGCATGTCAGATCATTTAATCTGACAAAACATTTAGATTTAATCATTATACTTCCTCTTGTATGCTATTTAAAAATAAGAATCTACCTTTAGGTAACACTACATCCTCTCCTTCATTTGATAAATTAAATACTTCTTCGGATACATGAGGGGATGTAAATTCAAATCTATAATCTTCTTGTTTTAGTTTATAATCAGTCAGATAATTATTAATATAAGTAAATAGTGTTTGTTTAGTTATTAGTTTATCAGTATAAAAATAATCATTTAGATTTAAACAGATATTATCTAAGTAAGAAACAGTAGGCCTAGTGTCTGTATTAAAACTTATAAATAAATTACATACTACTGGATGGGGAGGTATAACCTTTACTAATTGTCCATAGATTACTTTATTACTTAAACTAGTTTCAATCATAGGCCCAATAAATGTTTCAATAAGGTTGTCATTACCACTTAAAATTAATCTTTTTGTATAAGGATAAATATAAGTAATAGGTCTACCCTCTAGATAATTATCTACTTCAATAGAATGAAGTAAAGGAACTTCTTTTGTAATTGAGGATATTAAAGAGTTAGCTCCATTGTGTGCTACGTATGTTCCTTCATATATTCGAGCTTTATAATCATCTTCCGTTTCTTCTATAGAAGCTAAACCTATCGACCTATTAAATGTTAAATCTAAGTAAGGTAAAATTGTACTAACGATTGAGTTATTGCTAGCGATAGTAAATTCAGTTTCTTCCTTTATTACAAAGTAACTAGATTCGGATGAAAGAGTTAGTCTAACAGATAAATTGACTGTATCATTAATAGTATTAAAATATACATTATCTATGTTAGTGACCATAAAATTATCATTGCTGTAAATTACAGTGTTAGCAGATAATACTTGAGTAGGTCCATCTAGTGCTGTAACAAGTGCTTGATCTTTATTAATTTTAACAGAGACTGCTTCAGTATTTGAAAGAATAACTATATTATTATATCGTTTTCTATGAAGATTGTACTGTCTTCCAAATAAGTCTAAATACTCAGAAGGCATAGTACTAACATACCCTGTAGCTATTGTTTGATCTACTACATTTGCAAATTGAGTATGCTCATTAGAATAAGTATCTGCAATTTTCTTAATATTAGAGCCATCTGTAATGAAGTCTAAATTTAAATTTTCAGCTAACTTCGCTAACATTAATTCGTTATTAACATTTGTTTCTAATTGTTTATTAATCAATTTCAAATACCCCTTCTTTATAATATGTCTCTATAGAGAGTCTCTCTGTACCTATGTCAATATAAGTATAAAGTTTTAACGTGTTATCAAATATTAATGGAATGATTTCGAGTGTATTGCTATCTATAAAGTTATCGTAAGTTAAACAGTATCTAAAGGAAGTTATAATACTGTTTACTAATTCAGTACTTATTCCCTTACCTATGTTTTTATCTAAGTTAGCTCCATATGCTAAGTTTAATCTAAAATCACCTAAGTTGCTTTTGTAACGTTCTATAACGGTATCTCTTAATATATCTATAGGTTTTCTTACTAACTTTATATCGTTGTTAATTAATTCAATATCGCCATATAATGGATCTATTTTTATGTCTCTTGTACTCGTTTTCCATATTGGCATGTTATCTCCTTAAATTAATGACGCTGCTATTTTAGCTATTCCTGACATAGTGCTGATGTTTTTTAATGGTAAGTCTAATGTTAATACAGGTACTGGTGTAATCATTGTAGAGGCTATGCCAGTAGCTAGTATAGGATTAAATCTATAAATGCCGCTGACTTTAATGTTTTCTATTGGACTACTAATAGATAATGGTCCATTAATAAATGTTCCTGCTCCATTTACGGTTGTAACAGAATAAGGTCCAGAAGCTACTTGAGCATAATCTCTTCCTGTTTGTAAAAAAGAAGAAGAATCTGGTGTATCTTTTATAATCATAGTTATTTTCCTGAAAATATTGAAACAGGGAAATGACAATTTTTTGATTTTCCCTGTGCAATATTAGATAAACCTTTTACTATTCCTAAAGAATCTAAGAAAATTTGACCATCTTTAGGTTTAGAAGTATCGTTCATCCAAAGAGCGTTATCTTTGAATGCTAATATTTTATTGTGCATTTTCTCATCGTACGTAAATTTCTTTAACTCTTCTACTTCTTGTTCAGAGTACCCTGCTTTATAAAAGACTTCTAAGTTAATAGGAGAAAATAAGTCAAAATTAGGATCATTGTTACGTAAGGTAATTAACATCTCAGCAGGAAATACAGTTAAAGAGTCAGAACCTTCATCTATCTCTGCATAAATTCCTATATTATTTCTTAAGATAACTTTACATCTTTTACCCTTATATCTTTCCATATTAAGATTAATAGCAGATAGGTTAGTTTTAATAAAAACTTCATCATGAGTTAACCCGTGTACTTTTAGTCCTTCTGCAACGTTAAAGAAACCATCACCTCCATCATCAACTTGCTCCCCTGTATCATCTACAGTGAACATAGGTAGTTTTTTGATTAGTGCGTAAACTGAATCTTCCTTAACTAAGAGAGTATCGATCACACCATACATAGACTGTAACTTATTATCGTTAAGTCTAGTGATGTGATCTGAGGTATCTCTTAAATTATTATTAATGCTTGAATACAAATTACCTACTTTATTATATAAAGTATTTATTAAACTCATTTTGGATTCCTTATTGGTAAATCAGTAGAACGTCCTAGTTCTTTACTAGTTACTTTCTTTAATTGATCTTTTAGTTCTTCAGCTTTCTTTTCTTCTTTAGATAGCATTTCTACTTCCGCATTAATTGCTTTTTCTAAAGCTCTTAGTTTCTTAGAATCTTCACTTGTCACTACTTTAGGCTCTCCTCTACTATTTAACTCAATTTTATTACCTTTAAGATTTGTAGAATAAGTAATTGGCGCATTTCTTTCTTCACCCTTACCATCACCATACCAGTTAAGCATTTGTATAAATAAGTTTTGTTCAGAACCTGCTAACTTACCATTCTCTGCGATAATATTAGCAGACTTCTTAGCTTGATCAATAGTCTTACCTAATTCTTCTTTATTACTTTCCCACCAAGAATTACGTTTTAAACCAGCCATACCAGCAGTATAAGGTTTACCATGTCTTACTAATGGATAAAGAAGTAAAGGTTGTCTAATAAGTTTATTTTCTTCCATTTTATCGAAAGCCCATTGTAATGCAAAAGTAATAATAACATCAATAGCTACAGCAGCTAAGCCAGCAACAGGCAGTGCAATTAAACCTACTACCATAGCTCTAGCTAATACTTTAGCCCCAATTAAACTTGCGTGGCCTGCTGCAACCCCTGCAAAACGAATAGGAGAGAATAGTAGTTTACCTGTAAAACGAAAAGCTTTACCGACAAGCCCTACTTCTTTTGCAGAGCGAGCTGCCATACTATCTTTAAAAGATGCTTTGGCTTTCTTAGCGTACGCTGCGTATTTTGAACCACCAATTAATTGTTTAGTTCCAGTTATTTTACCATTAATCTTTTCAACAGCATCTGTGACTTTTAAATAGTGTGCAACATCTTTACCTAATAATTTCCAGTCTGATAATTCAGCTAATGGAAATAATTCATAAAATGCTTTTATATACCTACCCGTACCTGCACCAATCACAGTTCCAAACCTGTGAGGTTTTACTCCTAGAATGCCTGCTAATTGGGTTGTTACATAAATAGATAGAGCACTAACACTACGTGTTGCTAAAGCATAGTCTGGTGACTCTATTGCATTGTCAACAGAGTTATAAATTGGAAAAGAAGAAGGTTTATCAGAAGCTATGTGTAACTGATTCATAATAGTTAAAAGATCATAAACCATGTTAAAGTCTTTAGCTGTGAAATTCTCTTTTGATATATTTCTAAGTTTAGATGTCGCAATTTTAGAACAACAAATTAATTTAAACCATAAAGACGAGTATAAAAAGTTAGCAGCTTCTACATATTGACCTGGAACGATTTCAGTAATGAATCCTCTCTTATCATCGAAATGATGAGTACATTCTCTTACTAATACTAAACCTAACATTCTCTTTTCACTGTCATCTAAAAAGACATAATCTCCTGCTTTAATAGTTGGATTACCTACAACTAAGATTTTACCTGAATACATTTTTTCAGCTTCTTTTTTAAGATCTGTAGTACCATAACAGAAAGCCATATATTTAGAAACACATGAACTTAATGTTAAATTCTTCTCTCTTAAATCCCAACTAAAAATGTTATCATCCATCTTAATTTTTTGATTTTCCATTTCCCAAGGTTTAGCCGCTATACTCTCAGATCTACTGTCTGAGTATGCTACATTAGTAACAGTAGCATAAGTAGAGTTTAATCTTAAACCATTACTAATTAAGTTATGACTTGAAGTAACTAAATGCATATCAACAGCTGGTGACATTCTTTCACGACGATGTTCGTAGTAAGTTTGAGTAGAAAAACCTAGAGTTCCACCTTCAATCTCTTTAGCAGAGTTCATTTGTGTTGCTCTATTTATATCCTTAGCAAAATACATCTGTTCTTTAATACCATAAAACATAGTCATTCTATCTTCATAAAATTTAGGTTTCATTATAGTATTAGGATGTCTATATTCCATTTGTTTCAAACAATCCCAAGGAGTCATTCTGTAAACAGAGAAAGGATAACCTTGCATGTATAGTCCACTGAAAGAACCAGTAAAATGACTAAACCATTCACCATCTCTATAGACTTGATCTACTGCCTCAATTTCAGGAGCGAATATATTAGAGTATATTCTACTTCTGTATTGTGCAGGCGTTTTATCAAAAAACCAATTATACGAAAAACTAAACGTTCCAGGCGCTAATGATCTATCTTCAGGGTCAAATAAACCTTGAAATTTATCTGCCCAGAATCCACTTGAGTATCCAAAATGAGTAATGCATCTAGCTAGTAAAGATTCTCCAATTACTCCTGCTGTACTCATATGGTCATCTTGACTATTAAGCATTACAGGTTTTACTGGTCCAAAAATCTCACCTAATAACTCTTTACCAAAACCCTCGCATATTACTTGAACATTTTGAGGATTAGATATATTAATATCAGTAATAGTCCCATTAAAAACCACATCCAGTTTTGAAATATTATTTCCATAACCTAATCTTATATGTAGTTTTAACCCTGCTCTTAATAATATATTGTCATTAGAGAATTGAGTTTCATAATCTGTTCCAATTTTATTAGGAGAGATTCCTTGCATCTTCTTTAAACCCATGAAAGCATCAGTATTTAAAAATGAAGGATCTGCTATATCCATTACTACTACATCTACTGGATTAACGTCATTATTACAAGCCATTGAAAAAGATTTAATTCCTTTTAACTCATAATACTGAATTCCACCTTTTAATGTATTTAACCAAAACTTATCATTCTCATTACCAATAGTAACATAAACTTTAATAGCAGGGAGTGAAGTCTTTAATCCTAAATTAACATATTTATTCATTCTTTGAAAAATAGCTTTAGCTAATTCATCTTCATTATAAACAGTATTTTCAGGAGTAACACCAGCTTTAGGTACTAGAGCGTCTAAAGAAGCCTTAGAACTAATAGGGGGTGCTGTATTATTACCTTGTCCTACTGGATCACCTGCTTTATACTCTGTTAATAACTTAGTACCATAAGGATTAATAGGTTTTCCTTTATATCTAACTTCATAATGTAAGTGAGCTCCTGTTGAACTTCCTGATCCTTCTTTACCAGCTACCCCTCCACTAAATCCTATATGTTCACCTGCTTGCACTCTTTTACCAGCGCTAGATATTAATGATTTAGATAAGTGTGCATAACGAGTTAAGAAACCATTACCATGATCTATCTCAATGTAATAACCAAAACTAGGTTTACCTTGAGGAGCTACTTGGGATTTAAACTTAGCAAAACCAGAAGCTGCTGCTACAACTTTAGTCCCTGCTGGGCATTTTATATCAATACCTTTATGATTTTTACTTACTCCTCCTCCGCCTTTACGGTTTCCAAAAGGACTCTCAGTTCTAAAAGGACCTCCTGCTACAGGTTGATAATTATTAAATTGAACACCATTTACTTTTGAAGCATTATCTAAATCAGCCTCTGTGAATCTTAAAGTATTTTGAGCTTTAGCTTTATCAACTTGATCGTCTGTTAAGAGCCTACCATCTGTTTTAAACTGACGAGGTTTATATGCAACACCGTTAGGTAATTTCCAAATTCCTCTGTTATTGTCTTTAGCTTCTTGTTCTGCTTTTTTATAAGCAGAATTAGAAGTAAATTTATCAGGTACAAAGCCTAATCCATTTCTTAATAATGTTAATGCTGGATCTACACCATCAGGTAAAACAATTTTAGCGACATGACGAGTGCCTGTAGTATCTGGATCCATATCGATTATGGATACAGTTTTACCAAAAGCCATTCTAGTCATTTCTTCTTTTGCTTTATTACCTAAAATTTCAGCAACACCTATTTCAGATTGTTTTAAAGTCTTTTTATCTACTTCTCCTAAATGCGTTGTCTCTGGTGTATCAATACCGTATAAACGTATTTGAATTCTTTCTCCAGTTTTACCATCTACGAAATCTAATGTATCACCATCTTCTGTAGTTGCTGCATGCCTGCCTACAATAACACCAGTTCTACCTCTTCCTGCTTCCACAAAATTAACAGTATCAGCTTTAGTAGGAGTTACTACAAAGTTAGAATACAATTGATCTACTTTTTTAACGTTAGCGTTATTTTGAGGAATAGTTGTACCTTGAACTTTTTCATTAGCTTTTGTAAATATATTATTAGCTAACTTAGTGAGAGTAGGGTATGATTTTTTAGATTCAGGTGCATTAGTAAAGATACCTATGAATTCTTGAATTGCATTTGGTGAGTAACCTGCTTGTAATTCTTTTGGAACATTATTATGGGAAAAACTACGTTCAGTTAGTACTTTAATATAGGACTCTATTGTTTCCTTATGATTACCATTCCAAATTACACCCTTTACGTTACCTTGTTGTTTAAGCATTTCAATAGCAGCTGGTGCACTTGATGATTTACCTGAGATCACGCTATATAATTGCTCTAAAGAGCCAGGACCTAGATTGTAACCTAAGTAAAGTAGTACAGGATTTTGTTGACCATTGATTAAAGTAGAATTACCATAATTTTTTCTAATATATAGTAAGTATTCTATACCACAACATGCATTAAAGAAATGATCTGTTCTTAACTTAGGTCTCTGACTTGGAGCTTGGCTAGCAGCCCATGCTTTGTCTCTACCACTAGGCAAAGGATTTCCTTGAGAATCAATAACTTTATTATTAATCATCATTAGTTGAGTCATTGCGCCATTAGTAAGTTGGAATAAACCTTGAGCACCTTCTGAATCAAATGCTTTGGGATCTGTTCCATTAGCACTCTCAATGTGTAAGAATGAGTAAACTAATTTTCTAAAATTATCATCTTTATCATAACCATAGTGTTTTAATGCTTTTTCAATAGCATCTACATAAGGTTGTTTAATAGTGATGTTCTTACCATTACCTACTCCTAAATCAGCTGGAGAGGGATTGAGTACACTAGTAAGCATAAAAGTATCGGGTGTAATTTTATTATATTCGATTTCTTTTAATTGTCTATAATCTACAGGTAGAGGTAATGCTGTCGCATCAGGATTATCTTTAGCTGTTTCATCTTGTTTATTCATCTTTTCTGGAATTATTTCAAGATTACCTGTTTGAGCGTACATTTGTTCATAGGCATTTGCTAACTCTGTTCCATCTAAATGATTTCTTTCAATTAAGAAAAAGAAAGGATCGATACTTTGTACAAGTAAATCTGTATTTCTATCGTACTCTGTTGGAGATAAATCTTCTAAACTTAGATCTTCATAGTTATATCCGAAGAATGTTTGAGCATAGAATTCTGAAAACTCTTCAAAGAATGTTCTAACTTCTGTAGAATCAATTGATTGTGCTGCTGCTTGTTCTCCGTTCTTTAATGCTGCTTCTAGATTAGAAACTACTGTAATAGCTAGATTATCAAATCTACCACTTTTGTTAAGCTTAATTCCTGGGATATTAGTTGAAACTTTTCCTTCTTGAGCACTTTGTCTAGTTAGAAGTGTTTTAACCATGAAAGGGATAAAACCTGAGTATATTTTATAAAGAGATGCTTCTGAGAAGTTAGGATTTTTTGTTACCTTATCAACAACTAGTCTTGTACTTCCCGAGCCTGAGAAGCTACCAGCTTCTCCAAATTTACCTGATCCTCCTATTTTTACATCAGGATTCCAGTTTGGATTTTCTTTAGTTTCTACTATTTCTTTACTTCCTTCAGTATACAAATTACTACCATTAACTAAATCTTTAGGATTTAAGTCTTTAGGTAAAAGTTCTACACCTTTGATTATATTTTGTCCAGGTTGTAGCTCAGGTAATAAACTAGACATAGTTTCTAGTGCATCATTTATTTTGTTTTTTTCAAAACCTAAATCATTATAAGCTGCTATAGCTAATTCAACTATAGATTTAAATGTTTTTAAAGAATGCATGTAAGTTTCAGAAGGATTCTTACTATTCATTATATCAGGAAATATTTTAGTAAATTCAGTTAACCATCTAACAGACATCTCTGTAACTTTAGCTGTAGCATTACCTGTAGATAATTTACCTGATGCTCTTACTTTAGTATCCTCAATAAAAGATGTCATATCTGTTTCATTAAAAGAGTAAACAATATTCTCAACACCTTGCTGATTAGCTGATGCAGATACTACAGATTGAGATGGTACATAGTTTTCACAACCCATTACTAAGGTAGCTAGTGACCTAACTTTTAAAAAGTTATAAGCCTCAGCTTCTGGGATATTAGATTTATTAAAATCTAATACGTTAAGTACTTGTTTTATAAAGACGTTGGTATTGTATGATTCGTCATTTTTATAAACATCTTGATTTACTGAATTCATTGAAATAGAAACAGTTGAAGGATATTTACCCATGTATTGAATAATAGGATGCTTAAAAGAAGATATTTGATGTGATACTAATTTATTTTTTCTAGAAACTTTTATAGAAGTAATACCCATTTGTAAATCTTCTACATTACCTCCGTGCCATTGAATAAATACACTCGAGCCACCTGATAAACTTGATTTATCTTTATTGGGATTATCTCTTTCTTCATTAGTAGCATTAACTTTACTAGCTATTGATTCAGGTGCAACACTACTTTGTAAACCTTTTCCATTCCTGCCTACACTACTTTGTAGTCCCTTAGTTCCTTTTAAAGCTGCTAGTAATGGATTTGTATTAGGTGCCGTATTCTCTTTTTTCTTAGCTTCTTCTTTTCTGCTATCTTGAGTAGTTAATTCACCTTGTTTAATTTCATTCTCGGAGTTAACTGAGAAAGTACTTCTATTTTCGAATACAGAGTCGCTACTAAAATCCTGATTAGAAAGAGTAGCTAGTAAATTCTCATACGATCCATTATCATAATGACCTACGTTAGTTACTGTAATTACTTTACAGTCTTCTCCTACCAGTCTACCATCATCTAAGTTTTCCTCATCTTCGTTAATTACGAACATTAATGGAGCCATTAAGTTGACTCTCATAGATGGATGAATACTTTTAGTGTTTGTTGCAGACGTCTGAAGTAACCCTGTTCTTATTAATTCTTCGTATACTTTGCTTTCTTTTGGACGCATGTATTGCTTCCATACAGCAGATTCTTGCAATGAACTACAAGGTTGATTTGGTACTTCAATTAATCTTTTTTGTTCTTCTACTTTTTTATTACTTGTAAATACTTTATCTAGGTATTTCTGCTGACTAGTTTTCTCTTGTTTTTTTACAATTTCTTCATCTTCTTCTTCACCATACTCAGAGTCAGTAACTACTTGAGTAGTTAGGTTAGATTTAAATTCAAAATCTCTGATTAAAGCTTTGTGATTAAAATATTGAAGAACTACTTCTAAAAATAACATATTAGAAGCAGCTGCGTCTTGTACTAAATTTATTTCATCTACTGCGAACATCATGTAGCCAGTTTCTGATATAGATGTTGGTGAAATATATGTTCTTATTCTTTGATTTCGAATAAAACAAAAAGGATAAGAAGATAATTCTGTAATTAATCTAATACAGTTATATGTATTATTTAAAGTTGATGCTTCTACTTCATTTAAATGTGTTACTTGAAAAGGAATACTTAACACTACTTTAGTAGCTGAATATTTAGATCTATAACAAAATACAGCTTTAGATCTAAGATAGCTATCTTCCATAACCCAATTGTCATCCATAACCTGTACATCAGATGGGTTAATTTCCATGTTAATGTCGTTAATTATAAATAGTTCATCTTGTTTATTATTAGTTTTCATAATGTTAAATATTTTCCTTAAATAATTAATTTGTTTGAAGTCTTGACGATCTTACTCCATTACCAAATGCTGCATTTGTCATATTGTAAACTTGATCTTGTATGTTATCAGGTTCTAATAAACTAGAATATTCATTGTAAGTTTGAATACCTTCTTCAATGAAATCTCCTCGTATTTGCATATTTTTACTATTAAAAGACTTAGGAGTTATGTAATTAGTTTTAATAGTGTTAGTAGCCATACCCATTGGAGTGTTATTGACTGAAGGTTCATCCATAGTTCCAGGAGCTCTTAGCATCTTAGAACTATGTTGTCTTACATTTTCTCTACTGTCAGAGAAGTTAGGACTATCTCGACCTAGAATAGCTACGCCTGCCATAGCAGCAAAACCACCCAGTAAGACACCTTTATTATTCTTAATAGTGTCTTTGACAATATCCATCATACCTGTAGCAACTCTTCCAGAAGAAGTTCTCATAGTCTCTGTAAAATCACCAATATCTGATTCTACTCCACTAGATTTAAACATTTCAGCTAAGTGTTGAGAAAAAGTTGTTTTACTTCTATGTTCAGCTAAGTCCATAGGATTCATTACATCATTACCAACTTTAACTGAATGATTAAGTTCAGATGTGATAATGTCTTCCATGATTGAACGACCCTTAATACCTTCTACTGATTTTTCTTGAAGTGTATTAATGTTTAAGTAACTAGGTAAATGTGTTCTTAGAACCTTCTCATACTTGTCTCTTGCTATAGGTGATTTTCCATTACCTATATAGTTTTTTCGAGCATTTGTCAACTCCTCTACAGCTTGAATTCTAGAAGTTACAAAGTCTTCTGTGTTTAAGTGAGAAGATTTAATTAAGTTTTCCACGAATTGGTGAGACA